CGTCAATCGTTCCCGCTCCAAGAGCGTAAACGACAAACCAGCCAAAGCAAATGTCCTTTGTCGTCGCGTTAGGCAGCCAGCCAAGCCAAAAAGCAAAAAGGCTCGCAATCAAGCCAAGCCCAGAAACAAATTTAAAAATCTTGCTTATGTTCTTTGCCGTGACTTTGCTTTCGTTGCCCGCCGGGTCGTTTTTATTTTCTTCTTCTTCCATTTCGCTCTCCTACTTCAAGCCGATTCTTACCGCGATGTAACCCGCAAGCAAAGTCAAAACGCCCTTAAAGCAATAGTCAATCCAGCCGGAATTTTTTTTCGTCATCTGGTCGTTCACGGCCAGCTTTATTTCAAGGTTTTTGACGCGCTCGCCAAGCGCGGAAATTTCCGTAACGCGCGTGTCCATCCGCTGCGTCAAATGCTTAATCTCGTTCCGCACTTCGACAAGCATTTCAAAAATTTCTTTTGTGCTAACCTGTCGCTGTTTTTCCACAATTTCCCCCGCTTTCCCACAAAATTATTTTTTTTCCGCCGCTTGCATTTTTATTAGCGAAGGAATTAGCGGGTCATACCAGAATCGCAGCTCCGCCAAATCCATTTCTTGCGGCTTGGTCGGCAAGTGGTAATTCTGATAAATTTCTCGAATCATAACTGGGACTCCGCTAAAGGCGGAAACGCTTTTGCGCTTGCCGCCTATAGCAATAGTCACAGTTAGCCCGCAATAAAAAAACTGGCAATGGCGCTCAAAATTTTAAAGTCGGTGTTAAAAACTCTTGCAAAGAAAGCCTCGTCCTGCCCCGTTATCGCGGAAAGCATCGCGACCGTCTTGTGAATTCCTTCCTGTTCTTTAAATTTATCCATTGCCATATAGCCCGCGCCATAAGGGGCTTTAAGAGACAATTTTTCCCCGGCAAAACCCGCAGGACTTTTGTCGCTGACCGTGTATTCAAAATCTTTGCCATCGACTAAAACCAGTCGGCCGGACATAATCGCTTTGACAAGCCTCTCAGCTCCCGCGTCAAAAAGCTTTTCGCCGTTCGGGCCTTTAACGAACAAGTTGATGTCGTTCGCGTCCGCCCATTGTTTCAAATCCTCGCGAGCGAGTTCTTCGCTCATTTCAATCTTTTCTTCGTTTTCTGCCATTTTAATTCCCCTATGAAAAAAAATATTGCAAGGCGGGGGCCGTTAAGCCCCCGTCCTACTCGCTACATATAGCGCCAATCGCCCGCAAGGCTGATTGACATTGTGTTCGCGCCGCCGTCCAAAACCTTTTCGTCGGTTATCTGCATGGAGCCGGAAACGAGCGTTCCGTCCACCTTGGTCGCCGACACGTCAACAAAGTCAAGGTTCGCCGCCGTCTCTTCGATAAAGGCTTGGTCGCCTCTTGAATCGTCGGTGACGATGTTGATGTCTGTAATCGTGCCAGCCACCTTCTTTTTTTTCTGGCGGAAAGTTCCGTCAGAATTAGGCAGCACTTCGTTCTCAAAGCCGGGCAGCTTGAATTTTGGCTCGTCCTCGGAATCGCAAGTAAAGCGCCTTCCGTTAATCACAATGCTCTCAAGAGCGCCGCTGGATTTTGACATTTTCTAGCCTCCGCTATTTGCCAACATACTGGCCAAAATAAAGTTCGCCGTTCACAATCTCAACGTTGCCGGAGACCTTGACCGGGAACACATAATCGACGCGCTTTGAATTCGCGCTGTTGATTTTGACTTCAAGATTGTCAATCGTGAATTTAGGGTCGCTGATAAGGGCGTTGTCGCTCAAAGACACCGCAAGGTTGGCGAACCAAGTCTTGAACGTCTTGGGCTGCAAGGCCGTCTTGTTGCTTGTCGCCTGCGAATCGGGAACAAGCGGCGCGCCCTTCACGCTTGGCGCTTCCGTGATGACGCGCAAATTGAAGACGATGTTCATAAGCTTAACAGCGTCCACAACATAGCGGCGGGCCGGGAAGTTGCCCTCGCCCTGCGGGTGGTAGAATGTCACGATGTCGTTCAACGCGGCCACGCTGCCGTTAGTGATGTTCGTGCTGGAGCCTTTCTTTACGCTTTGGTCGCGGATTGTCGGCGTTTCCTGCGCGCTGTCCGCGCCGCGCTTCAATCCGGGCAAGTCTCCGGCGTAGCCCTGCGGCGGGTTTTCGTTGGCGGTCGTAACGATGTCCAAAAGTCCTTTGGCGGCCACGACAAAAGGAAGCTCCGGGCTTCCTACGCTCTCAATCAGGAAGTTGACAAAATCGCTCGGCCTTGAATCGGTCACGATAGTGCGGACGCTGTAAGCGTCCGTTGAGCCGTGCGCGACCAAGACGGGCATCTTTTCCTGCCAGCCCCAGCGGCCTTCGCCAAAGCCAAAGTATTTGTCAAGCAAGGCGCTTTCGCTTCCGTCGGCGTTCTTATAGTCGAACGTGTCAAGAATGAAAGTGGCCCAAAGGTTCGGGCCGATCGCTGTCAAAGCGTCGTCAATGGCGGGAACGCCCGCGCCGTCCGCGAAGGCGGTAACGGCCACGGTCAAGCCCGGAATCTCGCCCTTAATCGCAAGCGAAATTCTATTGCCAAGCGCGCCGCTCCATCGGGCGGTAAACTCAACATGGGCGGGGTCTTCTCCGCTGGCGGCGATAAGCTCCGCCGTCGCCGGACGCTCCAAAACGCCGTTCACCGCGCTGACGATGTCGGCCATAACAGCGTCGGGCGTCGCTCCCTTCGCGACGGAAAACTGAACGTCAACGCCGCCAAGGCTCAAAACGCAAGCGGCGGCGGAAGTCGCCGCCGTTCCTGCAATCAACACGCCGCCCTTCGCCGCCACAAAGCCGGAATCGCCTTTGACGACCGGGCAAATGTAAACGGGAAAAGCCGCCGACTTTCCGCTTTGCGGGAAAAGCTGGCGGGCGGCAAGGTGCAAGGGGCTTCCGTAGCCGTAGCGCTCGCCAATCTCGGCGGCGCTTCCCTGGCACTCGTATTTTTCAAGTGAATAAACAACGTCGTCGTTGCCCTGTCCGATGATGACAAGCTGCTGCGGCAGCATCTGGACTTTTCCGACGTTGAAGTTTTTGGGAGTCACGGTCACGCCCGTGATGCGGCTAACCCAACTTTCTGGAATCGCCATGTTCTTTAATCTCCTCTTTATTTTGAATCATCGCCAAAATGAACGCGGCCGTTTTCGTCCGCGACAATTCCGGCGATGTCCCAATCAAGCTCGCCTTCCGTTATGGCTACGTTTTCCACGTAGTCAATCGTAAGCGTCGCCCGAACCATCTTAACTTTTATCGCGCTCCGCGTGTTGCTGGGTTCGCCCGCTTGGAAGCTCCAAGACACGCGGCCCACAATTCCGCGAAGTCGCAAATAGGTGTTCGCCTCGGCCCGCAAAATCCGGCGGACAAGCCGCGCGACTTTCCAGGCTCTTCGCGCCGCCTTGTAGCTGAATTCGCCGTCTTCCGCGTCGTTCCCTTCCGCGTAGCAATCAACGTAAAGCTTGGCCGTAAAGGCCTGCTTGTTGACGCTCGCCGTTCCCTTGTCGGGGTCGGACGAATCCAAAATGACGTTGACGCACGGAAACGGATTCGCTCCCGGCGTGTCTTCATCAACGTATTGCAGCGGGTCGTCGCTTTCCACATAAACGGCCACATTGTAGTCGCCGCCATCGGCCGCTCCGCTTTCCGCCGCAAGCTCCGCCTGCCGCCTAAAGTCAACGACAAGCAAAGCGGCAATTTGGTCGCGGATGACTTCAATGTTGTCCGGCTCGCTTTGAAGCTCGCCGCAAGCCGGTTCAATCGTTTGCGCCATTTTCCACCGCCAAATTAGCCGTCATAAAAATGCGGTTAAGGCCAAGCGTTAAGTCCGGCTCCGAAAAGCTCACGAACATTTTTTGTTCGCGCCCCTCCAAGTCCGTCCATTTCACTTTCCAGCCCCTCCGGGGCGTAAGGACGCGCTCGCCTGCGTCCTTGACCCGCTCGGCTTTGTAAGTCGCCCAGCAAGTCCGCCCGGCCACCTTGTTCCCGTCGGTGTCCACTTCATAGCCGATGTCGCTTAACAGCGCCAAAACGCTCCAAGTGTTCCCCAACGGGTCGGAAAGCGTAATAAGCGTGTTGCCCGCTTGCTCGCCCTCCACAATAACCGCGCTGTCCCGCTTGGCCAATTCCCGCAAATTCATTTTCTTTTTTTGTCGTCGCCCTTGGGAGCGGCTTCTTCGTTGGCGGTCTTTTCCGCCTGGGCGGGGGCTTCCGCTTCCGCCTTTTTCTCTACAGCCGGGGCGGCGGCTTCCGCTTCCGCTTTTTTCTCTACAGCCGGGGCGGCGGCTTCCGCTTCCGCTTTTTTCTCTACAGCCGGGGCGGCGGCCTTGGCCTCGCTTCCGGCTTCGACAATGATTTTGCCTTTAAGCAAAATTTGAACGCTTTCCGCGCTCAAAGCCTCGGCGGGCAAAACAGCGCCTGGGCCAAAAACAACGCCCTGCGCCGTAACGGCGCGGCCGGCGGCTACCTTGTATCTCTTATCCATGTCGGCCTCCTCTTATGCCGAGCGGGTTGTCAAGCAGCCCACGCGGTCGATCGAGACAGGAATCGCCAAGGCGCGCATCTTGCTTTCCGCCGTGTAGGTGTCCTGCTGCTCGTCCTCAAAGACGCGGTTGTGGACGCGGATGAATCCGTCGTATGTAACCACGGGCGGAACAACGCCGTCAAACGGCGCCTTCATTCCCAAAGTGGGAACGCCGCCAAAGACGACGCGCAAATCCAAGTCTTCAAGGCTTGTGGTCACGATGACCTTGTCCTGGTCAAGGTAGTCGTATTTGTTCGCGCCGCCGGAAAGCGTCTTGTATTTTGAGTTGTAAATCCAAAGCTCAAGGCGATGGCTTCCGAACATGGCCCAGCCCATATAGCGCGCGCCCTTGTCTTTAAGTCCGGGGTTCACGCTTCCAAGTCCAAGGCCGTCGCGCTGAATCATTTTCTCAAACGTGGCGTCGGCCAAAATGTCCTGCCAGGCGCGAGCGCCAAAGACGGCGATTGCCGGGTCGGCTTCGCCGTCGGCGGCGATGACATCGCAAAGGCTTGTGACGTCTGCGACGGGCTTGGCTCCGCTGCTGCCCCAGTTAATCGCGGCGACAGGAAGGTGCGTCGCGCTTTGGCCGTAGTCAAGCTCGTAGGTCACTCCGGCCTTGTCGTCGCGCAAAGTGATTTTTCCTGTCTGCAAGGCCTGCGCGCATTGAAGCTCGATGTTCTTCGCGAACATGCGATGATACTTTTTCAGAACGCGAAGGATTTTTCGTACCAAGCGGCCGAACCAAGTTCCGACGGCATCCGCGTCGTCGCTTTCGCCGGGCTGGCGCTCCATCAATTCATGCAAGTTGATGGGGTTCTTCATGGCCGAATACGGCGGGCGATATTTGTTCTCGCGCCATACGTCTTCGTTCACGATGACCGCGCCGGTCTTCGCGTCGCGCAAAGTCGGGGCCACGGCCTCGGTGTTGCGCTCAACGTCAATCTCAACATATTCCGCCTCGGTGTAGTCTTCCTCGTTCGTGCGGAAAAACGACGACAAAAAGCCTTTGACTGGAACGCCGCGGCCCTGTGTGAACATTCGCAAAACTTTCTTCAAAAAGTCCATTGCTTTCTCCTACATAAATTAAAAGCCGAAAACTTCCGCGCTAGAGCGTGTAAGTGTCCTCGGCCAAAATTCCATAATTGCGCAAAGCGTCAATCTGCGCGTCGGTGACGGCTGTTCCCGCCAAGAAAACCTTGCGGCGGTCAACGCGGCCGCTGGTGACAACGCGGACGGCGTATTCGCCTGCGACGGTTATCGGCGTCAACACTTCGTCGCAAAGAACGAAAAGCGGGCCTTCCGCTGTGGCGGCGGGCTTTAGCTTTCCTGTTGTGCTGTCGCGCGTCAAAACCGTTCCGTCAACGATGTTGATTGTCTGGCCTTCGCCAGCGGCGGCGACGGCAAGCGTCTCCGTCCTAAATTCGTTGTCGCCCAAAAGCAAGCATCCCTGGGCGTGGGGGGTCGATTCATAATTGCCTGTTATCTTTCCCATTTGTCGGCTCCTGTCTCGCGGTCAAAGGCGGCCATAACGGCGTTCTTGTCCGCGTTCTTGTCGTTCTTGGGCGTGTTCACGCCTGGAACGTCCGGGTCGGCGGCCTGCGCGGCCAAAGCGCGTCCGGCGGCTCCCTTTTCCATGAACTCGTCAACCACGGCGGCGTCTGCCGGGTCGCGGCCATTCTTGATGCAATCAAGGGCGTAATCCTTGGCGCCGGATTTTTCGCCCATTGCAAGAAAGCGATTAACGCGGGCCTGCTCTTTGGCAATTCCGGCCTTTTCGCCTTCGGCGGCAATCTCGGCGTAAACGTCGGGATTGTCGCGCTTCAAATCTTGAGCTGTCATCTTCATACAGCCTCCCTTTCTATTTTTTTCTTCCGCGTCTGCGCAAGAATCGGACGGCGAGCCGCCCTTGAATCCCAAAGCCAAAGCGGCCGCCCTAAACTCGCGGCCTTCCGTCTTGTAAGCGTCGGCGACAGCCTGCATTTTCTTGCGGGCCACCGCCAGCGCTCCGCGCGCGCTGACAAAGCTTTCGTCCTTTGTTGCCGCGCTTCCAACGTCAAGAATCCAATCGGCGAAGCCCGCCTCTTGGATTTCCTTGCCCCAAAGCCAAGTCTCCGCGGCCATCATCGCGGCGATTTCTTTTTCCGTTTTTCCGCTTTTCTTCACGTAAGTGGCGGCCATCACGTTGTCAATCTGCGACAAAAAGTCGGCGGCGTCGCGCAAGTCGTTCTTGTTTCCGGCCACTATGTCCCAAGCGTTGTGAATCATGAAGACGGAATTATCCTCCGCCTCAACTCTGTTTTGTTCCGGGTTCACGCTGGCCGCGGCTAAAGCGATGACGCTTGCCATGCTCGCGGCCAAGCCTTGAATGTAAGTCGTAACTTTTACGTCGGGATTGCTTCTCGCGAAGTCGCGAATGATGTTAAAGATTGTGATGCCCTCAAAAACGTCGCCGCCTGGGGAGTCAATCACGATTCGCAACTCGCTTTCGTTTTCGGGAAAAGCCGCGAGCGTGTCGCGGACGTAGGCGCTTGAAATTTCCTCGCTTACGCCGGTGTATTTCTGCCACCAGTCTTCGCCGATAACTTTGTCAATTGTCAATTTGAACATAGGGCTGATTTTAAGTCCGCTCCGCTCAAAATACTATGACTTTTATTTATACCTTTTGGAATTTTTTTCACAAAACGCCCGCGCGCAAAACAAGTAAAAAAAAAGCGCCAACTACTTACGTAAGTAGTGGCGGCTAGAAGTCAAAAAGATTCCGCTGGACTTCCCTCTTGGGAATCAAGTCGGGCCAGCGTCCAAGCTGCGTCTTCGGAACGAATATTTTTTCGACGGCGGAATTGCCCGCCCCCGATTGCAGCATAACCGTCTTTTTAATTTCAGCCACGCACTCAAACCGCTCCGGCGGCATCCAGTATTCGCTGATGTAGCACGGCTCGCTCTGCCTTTCCGCCCAGTCGTAAAAAGCCGCGTGGTCAAATCCGCCCTCGTCGTATTCGTCCGTTCCCTTGTAGGGAATGTCGCAATAAATCACGCTGTCCGGCTCAATCTTCACGTCGCAATAACTACTTTGAAGGCTTTGAAGCCTTTGAAGGCTTTGAAGGCGTTGAAGGCGTTGAAGGCGTTGAAGGCGTTGAAGGCTTGGAAGGCGTTGAAGGCTTTGAAGGCTTTGAAGCCTTTGAAGGCTTTCAAGTAATTCTTGCAGGCCATAAATTTTTTCGTAGTCAACCGGCAAAACCAAGAAGCCTTGTAACTTAACGTATACGTCGCGCGTCGGGAACTCCCATTGCGAGCGGCCAAAGTAATGGCCCGCCATTCCGTTTGTTCCCAAAAACTTGTCAACGTCGCAAGGCCGTTTTCCCGCCTTGCGCAAACCTTCCAAAAGATAGGCCCGCAGCTTCTCGCTGTTCGTTTCAATTCGTTGCGTCAAATTCTTTTTAAGTTCCAAAACGTCAAGCGAAGACTTCAAAACTTCCCGGCAATACCAAATGATGTATTTTTTTTTATAGTCCTCTTCGTTTTTGATTATGTCCGCGCGCGTTCCATCGGTGTCTATTCCAAAGCTTAAAAAAATTGAATTGTCTTTGTAAACATACGCCCAGTGCAGCGCTTTTTTCCAAGGCGTGACTTCTTTTGCGTAAAGGTATTCGCGGCCACTATTCCCAAAGCTCCAGCAATAGCGGACGTAAGGCTCTTGGTCTTTGAGCGCGAAAAAATCCTCGCGGCTAATCCATCTTTTTTCGTCCTTGAATTTTCCGTTCACCGCGTCAACGAAAAGCGAAGGCGCGTCCGATATGTCGTTAATTATGAAGTTGTCAAACTTATGCCAAGCCGCCGCGCAATGCGTCACCGCGCACCCGCCCGCGAACAAGTCGTAAAAGTTTTTGCGTTTTGGAAATTGCCTGCAAACCCATTCCGCGATCTGATTCTTGCTGCCCTTATACGGCACTCCCCATCTCATAGAATGGCAAGCGTAACGCGCAAGGCCCCGGATTCGCTATGACTTTTTTTTATACCTTGCGTTTTTATTCTTGACAAAATAAAATTCTTGCCTTATATTCATAAAGCGTGATTGTTGTTTTCCGTTGTTCATGGAAGGCATAAAAGCTCCGCGCCGCCGCAACTCCACGGCGGCGCTTTTTTTTGAGGCGTAAAAAATGAACGTCAAAGTCGTTTCGTCGTTCGCGGCCGCTATGGCCGATTCAAAGAAGTCTATACTCAAAGCGTCAAAGAACACGGTCAACATCGTCGCCGCGATCGCCCGCAAGAACGCGATGCAAAACATTCAAGGCTCGTTCACGCTCCGCAACAATTTCACCGTCAACAGCGTCCGCTTCACTCAATGCCCGCCGGGGGCCGCCCGCCTCCAAGACGTGAAAAGCCAAGTCGGAATCACCGAGCGCGCGGGCTACATGGAACGCCAGGAAAAAGGCGGCGCCAAAACCGCCGGAAGCAAGAATCTTATAATCCCGACAACAAAAGCCCGCGGCGGCTCAAACGCCGGAAAAGTCCGCCAAAAATATTACTATTCGCAAGTGGCCAAAAACCTTGTCCACGGCTCGACAAAATTCAAAAGCCATAAAGCCCGGACAGTCGCGCAAGCCGCCGTCGCCGCAAAGACAAAAAAATTCATCCGCCGCAACGACGCCATTTTTGCCGTCACAAATTTCCGCGCCTCCAAAGGCCGCGTCCGCTTCCGCTTGTCCGAAGTCCTAAACATAAAACACAAATCGACAATCACGCCAAAAACAGAATGGCTCCAGCCCGCCGCCACCGCCGCCGCGTCAGAAATGCAAGGCATCTACAACGCGGAAATGGCGAAGCTTTAAAAACAAAAAAGCCAGCTGTTAAGAAAACCTTGACAACTGGCCTTTAACTACTTACGTAAGTAGTTATTCCGTGGCCCGGTAGAAAGCTTGCGTCATCGCGGCGTAATTCCAAAAGGCGCGCCAGTCAAGCCAACGCAAGCCAAGCTCGTGCCTGCAAATGTCGTCCGCGAAAATTTCAAGCGCTGCTTTGTTGTAAACGCGCGTGTCGAAGGCGTGGTTGGCCGCGCCGAATTTCGCTTTCCAAATCGTCTTCAAATATCGGCCCGTCCACTTGTCAACGACCTCGACCTTTTCTTCCGCCTCATACATTTTGAAGTAATCGTCGCCAAAGTCTTCCGGAAAATTCGGATACCACGGCGGTTGCAGCTGGCCGTCGTTCCACATCAAGCGGTTCATCTCGTTGGCGATTCTGTCTTTCATCGCGCCGGTGTTGATGTGATACGCGAGCGGAAGTCCAATTTGCTTCAAGGTCGCCGGAGCGAAAAGTTGGTAAGTCGCGCCGTCCTTAATCCAGTCTTGGCCTTTGCAAGCGTAAACGCCGGCGCTAAAGCGGGCGCAAAAAGCGTAGACCCAGCTTGTGAAGTGGCCGCTATCGACAAGCGTAATCATTATGCGATACATTTTTTTCCCGTCGTCGCTCATAAATACGCCGTTGGTTATTATCTCGGCCAAAGCGTCCCAAGGCCCGCCGAATTGTTCCGTTGAGCCTTCAAGCCATTTAAAGTCAATCGACCAATTGCGGCCGCCTTCCGTGTATCCGACAATATCCAAGTAAAGGCCGTTTTTTTGAACGTCAACGCTGGCCGCAAGAATAAGGACGGGGCCGCCGCAATCGCGCTCGGCCATTCTGTTTGGAACAATCCCGCGCGCAAAGCCGAATCGCCTGTAACGCAAGGCCCGCTCGTATTTGACTGTTTCGTGCTGCTCAATGAACGGCAGCCCCTGCTTCAAGTTGCGGAACGCCCGGTATTTTTCCAAGTCCTTTACGCGGTTGTTTTTAATGTCCCAACATTCCGCCCATTCCAATACATAGTCTTCCCAGCTGAACATTCCCGGCGGATTGTAAAGCGCCGTGATGTGATAGCTCTCCGCGTCGGGCCGCGCGGGCTTGTCGCAAGTCGCCCGCCATTCGCCTTTGCTTATGATGTCGGCCTTGTCGTAGTTTTTCATTACTTGGCCGCAAAAGCGGCACTTGTAGCCGACTGTTTCAAGTATCGGCCTAAAGTCCGCGTCGTTTTTCCAAACGATGCCTCCAATTTGTTTTCCCTTGTCGTGCTCGTCCCATACGGCCCATTCAAGCCGCTGCATCCCGCCGCAATGTTTGCAAGGCACAAAAAAATATTTTTGCGTGCCTTGCAAAAACAAGCGGTTGATTAAAGACGTGCTTTCCTCTTTTGGCGTTGAGCCGATGACAAGCTTTGAGTGGTTGGCGTAAGCGTCTTGCCTTGACCGCAGCAAAGTGAACACGTCGCCCTCGCCTTTTATCTTTGTTAAAAGCGCGTCGGCTTCGTCCGCGAAAATTACTTTGTATGAAAAGTTTCTAAAGCGGTTGCCGCTTCCGCCGCCGTAAACTCGCAGCGATCCGCCCGGATATTGCTTGTGTAGTTTTGTGTCGCCCGTGTCTTTGGCGCCGCGCGCTTTTTTTGTTTGGCTTCCAATAAGAGGACGCAAGCCGCAATTGTCAATGCAGCTTTCCAATTTTGTCTGCGCGTAATCGGTGGCCATCGTTCCGTCCGGCAAGTAAAGCGCTTGCTCTTCGGGCTGGCTTCCGATGTAATACATCATGCCCGGCTCCAATACGCCGGTGGTGTAGCCGCACTGGTTGCCCTTCATCACGAAAATGTATTTAACCGGGTCTGCCGGCGAAAGTCGATTTACAATTTCCACAAAATACGGAAATTTCTCATAACTGAATTTTCCCGGAAACGGCGAAAGCGACTTGTCGATGTAGCGGACTTTCTGAATGTATTCCGATGGCAATTCATACTCGCGCTTGTCAGTCAACCGCGAAAATTTTTCGACTAGAAAATCAATGTCAGAGTTTTTAATTGCCGCCTGCAAATTATCGTTCCTGCAATTCCGCAAGCTGCGCCTGCAATGATTCCGCGACTTGCTCTTGTTTGTCGTATTTGCCGCGAAGGGCGTTAAGCTCGCCGATTATATGCGTCTTGGCCCCGCTTATGCACTTTGTCAGATTGTCGGATAATATGCGCATGACTGATGTTCTGCAATCGTTCCCGCCCGCAAGGCTTGTCGCAATAACTTGGTCGCAAACAGCTTCCGGCACGTCTAGCAACTGATTCATTAAGCTGTCAACGTAGCCAAAAAATCTTTGAACGACAAAATCCTTTGGAATCTGAATCATGCGACGCTCTTGCGTCCTTTGCTCGCGCTCGTCGGCCACGCTCAAATCGCGCTGTATTTTTGAAAACTGCTCAATATTGTCCATCGTTCCGAACGTTCGCAAAAGCTCCGCGATTGTCATGTTCATTACAAGGCGCGGCTTGTGTTCGCTGGACTTGACGGCGGCCCGCAATTCCGCCCCGGACTTTCTGGCCGCTCCGGCAATGGTCCCGTCCGCGTCCATGCCAAAGTCAAGGCCGCTGGATTTTTTTTCGTTGGTAGATGCAGCCGTCGAAGGATTTAAAAAAAATTTCGTTTCCGTGCTACCTTCCTGGCCGCCAAAAGTTTCTTCCGGCGGCAATTCCGCAGCTGGAGCGTCCAAGGTTGCGCTGCTGGCCGCCGCCTCAATGCTTTGCATTTCAAGCTTTGCTTTTAGCTTAGCTTGCTTGCGCTCCAGGTAACGGCGATTGACTGGATTGTCGGTGTCAAGCTTTTTGCCGCTGTTTTTGATGAGTGTTCCGTTTTTTATTTTCTTGCAAATCGCCATCGGCGACACGCCGGCCATCCTGGCGAACTCCGAAGCAGTCACTTCCATAGCGCTAAAGTATACGCTTTAAACTTTTAGTAGACTATGACTTTTTTTTATACCTTGCATTAAACTGTTTACGCGATTTAATGAGCGCGCCCGCCGCCGAATAATTGCATACCCCGTAGGGGGCCGCCCAGAACCTAAAAAGCGTAACACTTCGCAAATCTTGTAACACAGAAAAGCCGATTTTCCCATTTATTTCACCCATAAAAAAATATTTTTAGCCCAAATTTAGCCCAAAAAAAATTTTTTTTGGGTGTGTCAATGCCAAAAACTAGGTTTTTATGTTACATGTTACATTGTTTTATTTTATTTAATTTAATATCATATAAAGAATTAAACAATTCTGTAACAAACAGAATGCGAAAAAAAGCCGAAAAACGCGGTTTTTCAAAAAAATTAAACCTGCGCCAAAAATTTTTTTTATTTTTTTAAATTTGACGCCGCGATTTAAACTTTTTTCAAAAAATTTAAAAAAAACGCTTGACAAAATTGAAAAATATAATATAAATAATATCTATGACCGAAAATAAAGTAAACAGGCCGGTGACTGTTCTCTTGACACGCCAAGAATGGGCATATGTGAAAGAAAAACTGCCGGATGTAAGCATCAGTCGCTACATACGGCGGCTTCTGTTGGAAAGCGTGGGCTACAACATTCCCGCGCCAAAAAACTAAAAAAAGTAATTGCCCCGCCTGGGCGACTTCCTATGCGTTATGGGAAGTAAAACCAGGCGGGGCTTGGAGGACGAATGGCCCGCTCAAAAGCCGTTTTTGTTGACAACATTCTCTACAAGTCGCTTTTCCAAGCGGCGATAGAAAATGAATTCTCCGCGAACTTTTATCGTCGATTCAAGAAGGCCAAGGGCCAGCCGTTCCGATTCAAAGGCCATTCCGTCGTGGCGCTTTCTTTTTTGGAATCGCTCAATGCAAAAAAGCGTAACACAAAAAAGATTTTAAAAATCGCTACGGCGGCGGCGGAAGTCCAAATCCACGGCTTGACGCTGGAACAAATCAAAGTGCTCCAAACGCAAATACTGTGCGACAACTTTGTTTGCGAAATCATAGAGCCGCCGCCAAAGACCGGCAAGGAGCGGCCCATGACATAGAACGCGGAAAAAAACAATCACAAACAAAAATCAATTAAGGAGCTTATATGACAATCACAATCACGAACGGAAAAGGCGGAACAGGAAAAACCACCTTGAACATATTCCTCGCGCTTTGGCTTTACCAGCGCGGAAAAAAAGTCTTGCTTATAGACCTTGATCCCAACTGCTCATTGAGCGAAGTCGTCGGCAAGGTTCTACAAGAACAAAATTCAAAAGTCCTTTTGACGGGGCGGCCGGTTTTGCCCTACCCGCTCAAATCCGGCGAAAACGGCGGAAAGCTTGACATTCTGCCAAGCGACCTTGACTTGGATATGCTGGCCAACATCACGGATATGCAATTAAAGACCCAGCTCAAAAAACAGGGCTTCGCCGCTCGCTACGATTACATCTTAATCGACCCGCCGGGAACTTGGAACGCGCAAACACGCAACGCCGTCTTTGCAGCCGAAAAAGTCATCGTTGTCGGCAAATGTTCGCCGTTGGATTTTGCGGCGACATCAAACTACATTCAAAAGCTGCAAGACTGTTGCTTGGAAGCCGACGTTAGCGTCGTCTGCAATTCTTACAACGCGGCCAGCGATCCGGACGGAATATGGCCTCGCTATCAAGACACTTTTGGCGACTTCTTGTTAAAGGAGCCGGTTCCAAAAATGAACAGCTTAAAGCGTCTTATGAACAACCCGGATTATCACATCCGCGCGGACTTGGCGGAGCGTTTAATGCCCTTCGTCAACGCCGCCACAAAAATCGAAGGCCAGGGGGAAGAAAAATGAGCGCGCATAGCGACACCATCGCGACTTTGCAAAAAAGCAAAATCTATTCCACACTCCTCTCTGACGCGGAAAGAAAAAACGTAATTCTGCAAATGCTTAACGACGAACTGCGGAAAAAAAACCGCGCCCAAGCCAAAAGAATAAAAAACTTGGAAAAAGCAATCATAGGCTTGAAGGAAAGAATCAACGAGCTTTTAGCGACAATCCGCACGGAAAATTCAAAGGAGGCCACAAAATGAAAATCGTAATAATTTACCAAAAAAGAGTTTCGCATGAAATTCTCAAAATAAAAATGATGGAAGCCGCCGACATTCAAAGCGTTTTGGACGCGGCCAAAGTTTACAACTCGCAAAACGGCTCCGTCATTATGAACGTAATCACCCAGCCGGAATTGACCGCCGCTTTTTGGACGATGGCCATTTATGACAAAGACATTATCGCCGCTCCCGAAGGCGGCTTTATCGTCAAATTCAAGAAAATCGGGGAGGCCACAAAATGAAAATTGTTTTTAGACCAGAAAATTTTGAGCGCGCATATAGTGCGATTGAAACGCAAATTTCACTTTTGAGGCTTTGGGTTGACTGTAATCTATCGCCCGATGACGGCGACATAATTCGCAACTCTCTTGCTTGTGTTTACGGGCAGCTAAAAGAAATGGCTAGAGCCACGGAAGAAACAGAATCTTCTGCGAAAATCTTACATTTCTTGCGGGCAAGCGCACTAGAAATCCAAAATGAACTGCAAAACAAAAAATCGGAAAACGAGTGTTTGTTTCAGCATCTAGAAATCGCGATAAAAAATTTAGGTGATGCGGCCAACGCCGTAAAAAAAATTAACGCCGAGGAGGTTCAATTTTGAAATTGTCCAACACAAACGCCACGCACTTGAAAATCCCATTGTCGCAAATCCGCGAGACCGGGAACGTCCGCAAAGACTACGACGCGAACGGAATCGCCGAGCTTGCCGAATCCATAAAGAACAACGGCCTTTTGAATCCGCTCACCGTTAAGCCCGGCCAAGCCGACCAAAATGGAAACAAGACCTATGAGCTTATCGCAGGCCATCGCCGCCTGCGCGCGTATCAATTGCTTTGCGAAAACGGCGACGACTTTAGCATGGTCGAATGTTGCGTCCGCCCTGGAAAGAAAATCGTTCTTCAAATGATTGAAAACATCCAGCGGCAAGACATAACGCCGCGCGAAAAGGAAGAAGCCGTCAAAGCGATGCTTGCGGAAGGCTACACCCAAAGCGACATCGCCCGCGAGCTTTCAAAGCCAATCGCCTGGGTTTCCGACATCGTGGCGGGAACAAAAGTCCGCGAAGTCGCCGACCAAAACGACATCGACACCGACGGCATTGCGACCAAAACGCTTTCGCAGCTCCGCTCAATTCCGGCCAAAGACTTGCCCGCCAAAATCAAAGAGCTTTCAAAGCGCGGCGGAACGTTCCGCGAGGCCACCGAAATAATGAACGAAGCCAAAGGCCGCCTGAAAATCTTTGACGCGCCAAACCCGCTCGAAAAACACCCCGACGCTTGGAAAGGCTTGGAAGAATTTCAAGCTCAAAAACTTGCCGCCACTACTAACGTAAGTAATGACGAAGGCACGATTGAGCCGCAAGAACTGAGCGAAGCGGAATGGAACTACCGCGAAGAACGAGACAGAAAAGAAGCCCGCTTCATTGCTGGAACTGAAATCGACACAATAGGCAAAAGGCTCTTTTTCAAGGATTTATGGGTAGGAAGAAATTTTGCAATGCCGTTCCCGATTGGGAGACCGCAAGATCAGAACGGAAAATTCATCGTAGCCCAAGTTACATCATTCAACGGCAATCACACACAATTTGATTGCTACTGGTGGACGGACGAAAGAGACGGCAAAGGACACAATATGTCCGGGAAAACAACGCTTGAAGATTTCCTCGTTGATTCCGACAAGAAAAATTCACATTTTTGGATTTATGAAATTCCGGACGATGCCTTACCGGTCAAAATTCCCGATATGCAGCCCGCCGACGTCGCGCCAAGCAATACCCAAAGCAAGGGCTTTAAAAACCCGATTGCAAAGCAAATCCAAACACGCTGGCAATTTTTTTGCAGGTCAAAGAAACTTGCGGCGAGCGAAAAGACTGCGTTTGCTTTCTATCAGGAATTGGTTCAATTCTTTGAGAACACTTACAAGTGTTAGCGGCGGCAAAAAATGAAAGGCGACTGGACTTACATTTATAGCCATGTTTTGGGCCAACAAATCGCTTACGACAAAAATTCCGGCTGGCTCTTTTGCAAGGACGGCGTCCGCTACAGCCCCGCCGAACTTGCGAAGCTGAAAAAGCATAAGGACGCGGACTTTCCCTTCGCCGTCCACTTGTTAAAAAAATATTTTGACGGCGAGCTGATACAAGCCGGAAATTAAAAACTACAGGGGGGGGGCTTTCCAATAAGGCGAAGCCCTCCCCCGCTTGGAAGAAAAAATGCGAAATTACGGAACGGGCAAGCTGCCCTTTGACAAATACAAAGACCGCCTCATCGACTACTTCAATATGCAAGGCGTTCAAGTCCGCCTTGGCGAAGTCGGAAAATGCCCCTGGCACGAAGATTCAACGCCGTCCTTTAGCGTGTTCAAAGGCGACGACGGAACGCCCGCCTTCAATTGCTTTGGCTGCGGCCGGGCGGGCGACATTTACAAAGCCGTCGAATTCTTTACAGGCGAAACAAGCCCAAAGAAGCAATTTGAAGAAATCGACCGCATTTTTGGCGCGGGCCTTGGCTCGTCGCTCCAAAACTTGCCGCCGCCAAAACCAGCGGAGCCGCAAGAGCCGGAATTCAAGCCCGACCCCGCCGCGCTCCAAAAATTCACCGAATGGCTGAAAAGCCAGCCAAAGGCAAGCGAATACATTTTGGGCTATTTTGCCCAGCGCGCGCAGGCCAAGTCCAGCGGCCAAATATTCCAATACCCCAAGGACATCTTGCGCCGCCTCGTAACATTTTTTTATTGGTATCCGGGCAAGCAAGCCGCCGAAGCCGCGCTAGGAAAAGCGGCGCTTTTTGCCGCTGGCGTTCCCTACGCCAAGCGCGACGAAGCCCTGCCGCTTGAACAGCGCAATATCGCCTGGTGGCATTCGGGCGTTTTGGCAAAGTCGCCGGAAGGCTTTAAGCTGCTTTTCATGGACGGCATTGAAAGCAAAAAAATCAATCCTCGCTCCGGTGTGTCCTACTTTCCGATTCCCGGCGAATTGCCGCAGGAAAAGCCCGTCGTCTTGCTTGAAGGCGAAATCGACGCGATTGTTTGCCAAGCCGCCGGTATTGCCAACGCCTATTCAATGGGCGGAAAAGGCGGCTTGACCAAGGCAAGAATTCAAAAATACATCATTCCAAAAAAAATTCCCGAAATAATTTTGTTCGCCGACGCTGACAAAGACGGCGGAAGCCAAAAGAAATTTGGCCTTATGCCGATAACCGCCGCCGACCATATCCGCGAGACTGTTCCAGAAAACTTAATAAAAATGGGCTACAAGGGAAAAATCAAAGTCACCGTCCTGCCCGACGATTGCGGCTTCAAAGACCCGGACGACGCAATAAGGAACGGCCGCTTTGACTTGGTGAAGGCCGCGATCCAAAACGCCAAAGACTACGCTGCCCCGCCGCATGAAATGCCGTCAAGGGCCGCGGCCAACGTTCAAAATGGCGCGACCCCAAGCGGAATGCCCTTCGACAAGCTCTATACGGAATGGGAGGACATTCCGCTAAAGTTTTTCCGCTCGTTCCTTAAAAAAATAAAGTATGAAAACTTGACCGACGGCGAAGCCGCCGATTTTGTCCAAGCCGCCGCGCTTGGCTGCAAGGAACTTTCCGAAGTGCCGGACTTGGAAAACTGGACGAACGGCGAATTCACGCAAAGCCAAATCCGCGAGGCCGCGAAAAGCAAAGACGGCGTTAAGCCCTTCGCCTTAATCACAATCGCCGCGCGCCACAATGTAAGCGATTACATTCTAAAGCGCTTGGAAGAAATATTAGTCCCGGCCACCGAGCTTTTGCGAATGATTGACCCCATTCCGACAATTCTTCCGATTGACTATGAGAAAATGGCCGATTCAAAGGACTTCCAATCGTTCCTGCACTTTTGCGACAACGCCTTCGCCGCCTACGTTTTGGCCAAAGCCTTAAAAGGCAATATGCTTTACATCGACACCGAAGAAGCCAACTTTGTCTTTAATGGCAATTATTGGGTTCGAGTGCCGAGCATCGCGACCGAAGCCCACGCCGCTTTGACAAACGCGCTGCTTGTCTACTTGCGGAAAAATCCGCGCGATAAAAAAATCGTTTTGGACTGCATAAAGACAATCGGCTCCAACTCGTTCCGGCAAAAGCTTTCAAACGACCTTAACAAAAAGCAAGGCTATTTTTACCACGACGAAAAAACCGCGCCAATACTTTTTGATAGCCACCCCGTCCGCGAGACGCTGACGCTCTTGGACGGCGTTTTGGACTTTAGCGGCGACAAAATAAAATTCCGCCGGGGCTTGCCGGAAGAATACCGCTTGATTCCGCTCCCCTACACCTGCAAGCAAATACGCCAGGCGATGCCGCCGGAGTTTTTTTTGAAGGCTCTTGACTTGGACTTCAACAAGCCCAGCGAAGAAACGCTGAAAAAAAATCCGACGCTCACGAAAGACACTTTGCTTTATTACTTGTCGCTGATTCCAAGCCGCAATTGCTCAAAAAACTATTCCTGCTTCATGACCGGGCCGGGCGGAACGGGAAAGTCAACAATCATCTCCGCAATTCAAAAAATATTTTCTAACGAAAATATAGCCCAACTAAAATCAACTGTTTTGATAGCAAAGAAAAAATCCTTTGACAATGAAAATGGGCCATCGCCAGAAATTGCCGAGCTTGAGGGAAAGCTTGCGTCAATCACGATGGAATTGCCGGAAGACGGCCGCTTGAATACAGATGTCCTAAAGCGTTTGACTGGAAATGACCTTATTTCCGCCCGCCAGCTCCGACAAAACCTTCATAAGTTTTTGCCGACCGCTCAAATCATCATCGTCGGAAACGAATTGCCAAGCTTTTACAAGCATGACTCCGGCATAATCCGCCGCTTGCTTGTGTTCCACTTTAACGTCGAACACGCCAAGCGCGCAAAAGAAAAAGAATTTAAAGCGATTTATAAAAATCTTCCGTCAAACTCTTCCGATATGTCAAAAAGAATAGCGGAAGAAGCCCCCGGAATTCTCAAATTGCTGTGCGAAAAATACATTGAGCTAAAGCAAAAGTTCGACTTTAATATTCCAATATCGCAAGAATGCGAAAACGCCAAGTCGCAATACATCGAAGACCAAAACAAAGACACGGATAGATTCTATGAGGCTTGCGTCCGATTCACGCCTAGCGATGACAAAGCCTTTGTCTTTAGCCGCCAGCTATACAAATGCTATTTGAACTTCAACGGCTACCAGGAAGGCTCCAGCGAAGCGCTGAAGCAACGCAATTTTATTTTCTACCTAAAAAAAGACCACCCGGAACTTGGCGGCCAAAACTATTGCCAGCGCCGCCCGGATTCCAACTCAATCCCCGAATGGGGATTTAAATTTATATCATTCACGGAGGAAGGCTTGGAATACTTGAACAAGACCGACGCGCAGCAAGAGCTGCCGCAACAAAACACGGAGCCGCCAAAGGACAACCCCTTTGCCCCGCCGCCGCCCCCCAGCGACCTAGACCCGCTCACCGACGACGACGGCAACGACATCGATATTTATTAAGGAGTTAAAATGACATTATTTGAAAAGATTTATTGGACTTTGATTGTTGTGAATGTAATCTTGGGTGTCTTTTCCTGCACCGAGGACGAAAAGGTTTCTGATAGGATGAGGATTCCGCTTGCCGTCCAATTGTTTGGAACTTTTGCCTACTTGATTGTGAAATTTCTTTTGTGGATATGGGGAGTGTCAATCGACTTGTTCCCTAGTTGTCCGTTACTTTAACGGAGGCCTAAATGTTAACGTTCATTCTAAAAAATTGCTGGTATGACAAAATCGCCAGCGGCAAAAAGGAAATCGAATACAGAGAAGTAAAACCCTACTGGAGCAAACGACTTGAAAAAATACTCCCGCCGGATTTTTTGTATGAAAGTGTAAAAGCTTTTGCGGACGCTGGCCACGAAATAGCCGGTATTGAATTTGGCGAAGACGTTCGCCCGATTTGCCTGCTTCGCAGAGGATTCACACGCCGGTGCATGACCGCGCGAATCAAAGAAATAAATATCGTCAACGGCGCGAAAACGGATTTAAAAATCAACGCGCCTGTTTATGCGATACATCTTTGCGACGTCAAGAAAGGAAAACAAAATGAATAAAGACGAAATGAAGAACAAAATCAGTATGGCGCTTAAAGACCCTATCTTGCAACAGGGCTTTGAGATTATCTGTAAGGAAAACGCAGAACTGAAAATACAGAATACAAATGCTAATCTTAAAGGACTTGAAATGCAAATTGCAAAAGACAGTCATAGAGATAGAGCAAGGAAAGCACACAATCAGCTCACCAAAGCAAAAGATATTATCAAAGATTATATGATAATTGTGCAAGGTGTCACAGTGTGCAGTGTTCCAGAAGAAAATCGTTGTATTGATGTTTTGAAACTCAATAAACAAGCAGAGCAATTTTTAAGCGAGTTGGAGTATGAATGAACTGCGTAAACAAACATCGAGTAGCGGCTTCTTTGGTTCCTGGAGGAAACCCCATCAACACAACGGCAAGATGGTGTTATGAAGTTTATGATTGCGTTATTTGCGCGACGCAGACGCTAATGCGTAAGGAGGAAAACCAAATGAAAAAATCAACACTAATCGCGGGAATCGGGAAGCCTGAAGTCTACACAAACGACAAAGGCCGCCAGTGCAAGGAAGTCTTTGTCTACACCGGCTGCTTCATCTTTGACGCGGGCGAAAAGCTCACCGACGACACGCCGTATTTTAAGGGCGCGGTTTTTTGGAAGTCAAAAAAAGGTCTGCGCTTGCAGGGCGAAACTCAACTATCCCGAAAGCAATTCCATGACAAGATGGAAACGTGGACGGAAGTTTTTTAAGGGAGGGGGCTTATGACTTTTGAACAGTGGCTTGCCGAAACAGGCGAATCGGCAAGCGTAACGACACGCAAAAAAATGAAAGCCGCTTACGAGGCGGGCCAGCAAGACATAGCGGCCAGCGTCCTTTGCTTGCTTGGCCAAGACGCGACCAGCTTTCAATCTTTGCTGGACGCGCTCAAAGCGGCGGACTTGTAGCGTATGCGAGACGAAAAAAAATCCGCTTGCAAAATATCGGACGACCAGCTAAAGCGCTTCGCCGTCTTTTACGACGCGCTGAAAGTCCGCCCGATTGCAAAAAGCGAAGTGCCCGGCCTTGTCGGCTTGAACGACAAGCAAGTTGACATTTTTATTTTTTTGTTTTCGCTCCGCTATCCGCTCTTTGAGGATACGACAGGCCGGGGACGCGGAAAAAAAATAACATACGGCTTGCTTGGCGCTCCGTATGAATCGCAATTTTTAAGCGCGAAAGCGCAAGGAGAAAAAAATGAAAGTATACGCCGCCGGAAAAATAACCGGCCTGCCCCGCTCCGCCGTGCTGGAGAAATTTGAAAAAGCCAAGACGCTCTTGGAATCGCAAGGCCATGAAGTCTTTGTCCCATGCGTCCTTCCCGACTACCCCGACGTCTCGCGCGAAGACTACCTGCACATCTGCTTCGCAATCATCGACGTTTGCGACGCGGTTTTTTTCCTGGACGACTGGCACGACAGCCCCGGAGCGATTGCCGAGCTGAAACACGCCGCCAAAAAAGGCAAGGCGATACTTTGGCAAAAAGACTTTAAGCCGGAGGCCAACAAATGAGAATCTACATTGATAAATGCGGCTACAACTTTAACAAAGCCGCCGCGAAAATCGAAAACGCCTTGACCTTTACGGAAAGAAAATATTTTGACAGCGAAGCCGTTCTAAAGCAACTGACAAAAGCCGAAATGGCTTTAACCGGCCTTGTCATCGCTGTTTATAAATTGGCGGAAGATGGCGGGAAAATGAAAGTAGCAAGGGTTAAAAACAAATGAAATACACCGAAATTTTCAAACTAAAACAGATGCTTGAAAACGCAAATATTCCGTTTAAATTTAATGAAATGAAAGAGTTTGAAGGCTTTCATATTCGATACCCAGCGGAGCCGGAGTTTGTTTGTTCCGTAATTCAACATCGTTTTAGTTATGGCAATGAAAAAAACTTGCTTGAAATCATGGGGTTGTTAACGCAAACAGAAAAAGAGAAAGCTGATGATGACGTCCTTGGATTTCTAACCGCTGAAAATGTTTTTAACAGAATAAAACAGCATTTTGACATACAACAAATGGCAGGCCAACCATGCAAACTTTAACGCAAACGCCCCTAAACACGCCGCAGGCGCGTTCTTTTGAAAAAAACGACATAACACCCGCCGGGGGCTTTCCACCCCCAAAAAACGCCGATTTTGGCCAATCCGCCGAAGTCAAAACTACTTACGTAAGTAGTGGCGGCCTCTTGCGTCCAGTATGGAAGCGCGAGGAACGGCGCGGCCGCGATGTCATCATTCTTGCCGTCTTTGGCGGCCCTTCCGACTACACCTTTGCCGCCCAAGCCAAGCTCGGAAGCCTAGTCCGAGCCGTCTACCCGCACCAAGTCAAGAAGCAATACCCGACAATTTATGCGGCGCGCGATGCCGCCATTCTGCAGCTGCACGAATGGGCAAAAGCCGCCCCGCGATCCAAAGCCAGGCTCAAAGCCTTTGACTTGAGCCTTTGCGGCCAGCGCGAGCTTTTCCCGGAATCGACCGCCTGTTAGCCCAGGCGCTTTAATTTTTGCCGCGATTCCCGCAAGGAATTCATATAGCAAAGCCTGTAATCCGGATTCATGGCGAGCAACAGCGCGTCATGGCTGAATTCATTGTCGTAGGAAGTGCCGCAAATCTTGTCCGTCAATTCCCGCAAAAAATTGACAGTCGCCGCGTCCACCGGCTTATGGACGACACGCTCCCGCTCGGCCAAAGCCCGCTCTTGGCTTTCCACATATTGAATTATTGAACGGCAGGCGGCCACGACGCTTTGCGCCTGTTGGGAATAGACCGGCGCGCCCAGTTCCGTCAATGCGTTCCAATTGTCCACGGCGCTTTTTTTCTTGCGGCAAAGAATCGCCTGCCGCCGGCGCAAATACGCCTTGTTTTTTGGCGAAAAAGTGTCAATGCGGCCAGCCTTATTCTTGACGACGCGGCCCTGCTTCGCCGCTATTCCAATCGCCGCCGGAGACACGCCGCACATCCGGGCGAATTCGCTTTGTCTTACAACCATGAAGCCCCCTTGCGCCGCAGCGCTAAAGCACAACAAAATGGAATTAAAACAATTTTGAATTGATGTAGTCGCTCCGCGAAATGCCGCGCTCCCTCGCGGCTGCTTCCAGCATTTCCTTTTGCGCCGGACTGCAGCAGAAGGAGAGAGTCACCGCCAAGCCGCTCGCGTCTTTGCGCTTGCGTCCGGCGTTAGGCCTAGCCCCGCCGGAGCCTGGCTTTCGCTTCTTTTTTTCTTCCGCCATTTTTTTCCCTTCGCCGCTGGATTGACAGTCCGGCGGCTTTCCTGTAGAATTATTTTAATTTCTACTCTTGTAGATTGCGGCTCTGCCGCGCCGCCCGGCCTACTGTCGTATTAAGGCCGGGCGTTTTTTTTACCCCAAAAGCGGAGCGCTGGATTTTTCCCAATCGCGCAGCGGCTTGATTGTGTTTTCCGCGCGGAAAGTGGGAGCCATGCTGTAGCGTTCCGGCATCAAGTATTCATCGCCGTTGTCGTCAACATAAATTTTGGCTTTGCGGCGATTGCCGTAAATGTCCAAAATGTCGGCTGTCTTTGCAGTTCGACCAAAAACCTTGATGTCAAAAATGCAATTATGGTCGCCCAAGCTGCGCGCGTAAAGTGTTGTGTTCGCTTCAATTTTCATATTTCTACTCCTTGGCGGCTGTCGTTCCGCCTTACAGTTAATAATATAGCGCATTATTTTTGAATTGTCAATGGTTATTCAAAATATTTTTTTCTTTTTTTCCAAAAAAAACGCCGCCCAAAATCGGGCGGCGTTGCCATTGTAAAGTATTACCACAAAAGCGGCTTGTCGGATTCCAGCAAGTCGCGCAGCGGCTCATCGTCGCTGTCGCTCGCGTTGAAGTATTGAATTCTTTTTTCGTCCGCGTAGTAGAAAAATTGCCGGGCTTCGCTTTTCTTTTTTATGTCGTTCAAGTTGTCGGCGTCAAATTCGCCAAGGCTCGCAAATTTTCCGTTCTGCGTAATTAAAAGCCCCCGCCCCGTGTAACCGCCGACGCGCTCCAAAAAATAAAGCGCGTTTTCGTTCGACAAGTCCGCCCAGTTAAAAAAGGCCAGCAAGTCCGCCCCGGTCACGCTTTTCCATTCGTCCGCCGCAAGCGATACAATTTGCCGCCAGCCAAACGGCGTGTCGCTCCTATAGCCGCCGTCATAATTGCGAATCAAAGCGTTTCTAACTTTTACATCGCTGGAAACGCCGGGCCGCAAATACTGAACGGCTGGCTTTTGCTCCGCCGACGGAGCCGCGACCGCTTGCGTTTTTTCTGTTGTTTGCGTCGTTTTTCCATCTGGAATAAAAACACTAACAACACAAAGCGCGCAAAAAACGCCGACAACAATCCATGCAATTTTTTTCTTGGCCATATCCAATTCCCCCTTGAATGGTTATCTTGAAATTATATCGAATTCAAGTTTTTGCCGCAAGTGCCAGGAACAACAATGCTTTAGCCAGCCGTTCATGCTGGCGATAGAGCCTTTGTCACTTTCCGATAAAACGCCCGATTTCGCGATTTTTGCAAACCGCCTTTTAATTCTTTTTGCGGTTGACTTCCGCAATAAAATGTATTTTCCAAAATGCCGATAGCCGCAAAAGTCAACGCCCTGCTTTGTTTTGAATAAGTCGCATTTTGAAAATTCCAAGTCCAATTCTTCTTTAAGAAACGCTCGGATTTTTTCGCGGCAATCGTTTAAATATTTTTTGTCGTTGGAAAACAAAATAAAATCGTCGCAAAATCGTTCGTAATCCGCGCACTTCAATTCATGCTTGACGTAATTGTCCAAAAAAGAAAGATAATAATTCCCGAACCATTGCGAGCAATAGTTGCCTATCGGACAATTTTTGCCGCCAGGAAAGCTAAAAATAATTCCGTCAACAAGCGCCATAAACTTCGCGTCCTTAATTTTGCGATGCAGCTTGTCCGACAAAATCCTTTGATTGATTGACGGATAGAATTTTCTTATGTCGCATTTCAAACAATAAGCGTTCCGCCGGACAAACTCGCTGCACCGACGGCTTGCTTTGTGTTGGCCCCGTCCCTCAATGCAGGCGTAAGTGTCTTTTATGAAAGACTGAACAAAAATCGGCTTTAAGACGTTCATAACGGCGTGCTGAACAATTCTATCCGGGCAATACGGCAGCTTGTAAATTATCCGTTCTTTCGGCTCGTGAATTGTCATCATTCTGTATTTAGAAGTTTTGAATTTGCCGCTCGCGCAAAGAAGCCGGACGCGCTCCATGTTTTCTTTTTCATTGACTTTAAATCGCTTGACTTGTTTTTGGCTGCTTTTTCCTTTGATTGAATTTTTGTATGCCTCTTGAAAATTCTCCGCGTTGATGAATTTTTCCCAAAGATGATTGACAGTTTTCATTTCAAAAAAATGGCGGCTTGACCTTTCGCTTTCGCTACCATGACAAGCCGCCGCTCCGCTTTGTGTTTTGGCTCATGCCAAAGAAACGGATTCAGCCGAGAGTAAGCCGCAAGGCATCGGAGTCATGCCGTCACTATATCCCGTATCGAACCGCGACCGCCGTGATTCGCATTCGCGTTAGAACGCGCGTTATTCGCATTCCGCGCGCGGGAACCGCAATTCGACCTGTTGTTCCAATTGCCGCCCGCTATAAGCGCCGATTTTAAACCCGTTCCTTAAATTATTTTTCCTTACACGAAGGAATAATAATTGCCGACTTTCTTGACCGTCGCCTTGAATAGCAACGGCGATTCTGTTTTGTCAAGGGCGGCCTTGGCTTCTTCCAGCTGCTCTTTCACCACGCCCGAACCGCTAAAGAAAACTTTACGCGTTTTGTTAGCGTCGTCCGCGAAGTAAAATTGCACTTTGGAACAATAGCCGCACCCCTTGTCTTTGTATTTGCTTGCGGTGATTTTAAAGCCGCATACGACGATTTCTTTGTTCAAGATTTCATCGACGCGGACTTTTTCGCCATCCAGCGCCGTGTCTTTTACAAGGCTTCCAATTTGCGGAATAGCGTCCTCCGAATCCGCCATTTAAAGCCCCCGTATAACTCGGCTCGAACCGCGACCGCCGAGAAACGCAGGCGCGCAAGAACGCGCGCCACCCGCAGCCCGCGCGCGGGAACCGCAAGCCGACCCGTCGCCCCAAGAGCCGCCCGCCATAAGCGCCGAAGAACAGTTATACATCTCGCCAAAGGCGTTCTGTCCGTCAATTGTAATCCAACCTGTATTGCCGACGTATTCTCCCGTTCCGTTGATGTTCGTATAAGCCGTTCCCGACCCCAAAGCCGACACGTCGCGCAGCCATTGCCATACGCCGCCGCAACAGTCTTCGCAACCAATCGCGCTAGTCATTCTTCTTGATGTCGTGTCAACGTGGCCGCCCGCCGTTTGGATAGACGCTTCCGAAGTGCCTTGAATCGAAGTCTTTTCGTTGCTTCCAAGAGCGGCCGCTTGAAATTCTTCGTCCGACAAAAGCCGTTTACCGACGGCCAGCATATCAGCCTCGTGCGAAATTTGCGGCCTTGTCCTGGTCGTGGACGCTCCAAACAAGCTTCGCGTTCCGCTGCCCTTTCCGGATTGCAAGTAAACGTCAATCGCCACGCCAAGCGTCGGCTCGTAAACCATCGCGTCCTCAAAAAGCGTGTCCGGCTTGAACGTAAGGCAAAAGACGCTTTCCGGCAAAATGTCACCCGCGCCAAATCCCGCGAGCGGATGGCCGCAAGTGACTACATCGTAATAAGTTCCGGTCGTAATCGCCGACACCGTTTGCGTGTAAAGTGCCTTAAAGTCCGCGTCCTTGTCGGTGTAAGGCTTTACAAGGAAGTCGTCGCCGATGACAATTCCGCTGGACGGCGCGGCGGGAGCCGTCATTGAAGTTCCCGCCGGAACGGCGGCGCAAAGAGTGTGCAAACGTCCAATGTATCGGCTTGTCGCCGTGTCCGCGCTTTTTGTCAAGCTCGCGGAAAGCGACCAAGAATCCGCGCCGTCAACTTCCGCCCAGTTCAAGTAAACAAAATAATCCTTTCCGACCGCGTTCAAGTAGGTCGTCAAGTCAAACGATTCGTCGCTTTCCGCCTTGTAGACGTGCGTTCCAACCTT